GTGCGCGAGTTCACCACTGGTAGGAACTGTATGTTGGCGGTCGACGAGTCAGTACAAATCAAAGGGCACAATACCCTACAAACCAAAGCTGTGCTCGACCTTATCAGTATGTTTAAATATCGCCGCATATTGTCCGGGAAGCCAGTCGTACAAGGACCACATGACCTTTGGGCTCAGATGCGCGCTATCGGCGCGATTAATATGAAATACTACCCATTCAAGACTACTTTCTGCCGGATGGGCGGATTCAAGGGCAAGAAAGTGATTGGCGCTCAGAATGAGGAGATCCTTGCCGGGTACATCGAGAAGTTCATATTCCGGGCGTCCAAGAAAGATTGGACCGACCTGCCGCCCAAGATGTACACTTCCAGGGAGTATACTCTAACCCCCAAGCTGGCGGCCATGTATAAGTCCATGGAGGATGACTTTATCCTTTGGATTAACGAATCCGAAAATGTGGCCGTGGATGCCTTCATCACCAAATACATAAAGCTGGCCCAAATCCAATCTGGGTTCATTATTCGGGAGAATGGCAAAGTAGAAGAATTGGTACCCCCGGAAGAGAATCCGCGGTTTACCCTAGTGAAAGATATAGTGGCGGAAGTGCCGGGTAAGGTGATCGTGCCGTATGTTCACCGCTACACCCTTAGCCTGCTCCACCGAGCCCTAGCCGAATACAACCCCGTGCACATAAGTGGCGGGATGGAAGGTCACGAAATACAGCGCACCAAGGACACGTTCAACAACGACCCCAGCTGTCGAGTTATTCTAATACAGTCCCGAGCGGGAAAGTACGGGCACACACTTCTGGGCGGACAAGACCCCGCAGACCGTTGCAGCACAATGATCTTTGCAGAAAATAGCTATTCGTTAGACGACCGCTCTCAAATTGAGGATCGAATGCATCGACATGGGCAGACAGCGGATAGCTGTCTTTATATTGATGTATGGGGCACAAGGCTAGATCATAGGACAACGCTGGCTCTGCAAAATAAAGAGTCAATAGCCCAAGCAGTATTCGCTTACTTCGGTAAGCGTCACTCATCGTGTTCTTCGATCAACCCCTGACGGCCAGCTTTCACAAGCTGATTGGAGCGTCTCGCAGACAGCACCCCCTGGTATTTCGGCGTGCCCGTAACAGCGCGGCGTAAGTCTTCGACATCCGCTCGAGTTCCACCGACCGATGCTCGTTTCAGAGTAGCCCCGGTTGCTGCCAACGCCGCAGGGGCGAGAATAGCTGCAGCGGGATGAGCAAATCCCCCACCGATAGAACTAGCGGCCAGCGCTACTTTATCCGAGGCCATATCGCCCAAACTACGAGTTAACTTAGTAGCTGGGTCTTCGCTTACTACCTTCTGTATCAATGGCCTAATTTCGGGGGACACCTTGTCCGAATGTTTCCGTAGAATCCCCTCCATGGCATTCCGAATATTATCCTGATAGGCCAACGGCCCGCCGGTTTGAGCTTTCGATTCCGCGACGTTATTAGCGACACTTACACGGGCTGCCAGTGTCGGGTTCTTGGGCAAGACCGTTCCGCCGACATCTGGAATAGTATCGTCAATTCCCCGAATAACCTTGCTAGCTTTGTTCACAGCCGGGCGTAATACTCCCATAACTGCTCCACCGATCCCGCCGCCCGCTGCTCCCACCCCGACGCCCTCGCCAACGGGCTGGTCGCGTAGCGCCGCCTGCGTCCCGCCGACAGCACCGCCCTCCAGGGCCGACAGCACCGGGTTTATAGCGCCGCGCGCCATTGGTCCACCGCCCAATACGCTGGCAATCTTAGGTACCGCAGTAGGAAGTCTGGATGCAGTAAGTAGATTTGCAGCTGTTCCGGCTAGCCCCGCTCGATTTGCATACGACTTAGCTTCCGACGTAATGTCGGTGCCCATAATGCGATCCATAACCTGGGGAACACCCATCGCCTCAGAAGCTGACATCGCTAGATCGCCCGCCGCCATAAACGGCTTCGCCCATTCGGGTGCCGCATTCCCCTCCTGAATACGAGTAGCATTCAGCTGCTGTTGATGGAACTCCTGAGCATCCCTCGCAGCCTGAGCCATGTTAGCGGCTTCGACCTTATACTTCTTGTCGCCGACGAAAACTTCAAATTCTCTGGTATCGTCAGCCATTGGTCACTCCTTAGGAACTTCTCGCACCTTAACGCCGCGCTTAGCAGGAGCAGCTTTCGCTTGATCTGCAGTCAATTCGGCGATTCTTTCCTTCAAGTCCTTCTGGTATCTAGCTGCGTCGCCTTCGTTCTCGTACTTATTTTCGGCCATCACCATCATTTGTGCCTTGAGCCGAATGAGGGACTCCTTCAACTGAGCCGTGCTCTGGAAGGGCGTAACGTCGGCGATTGTAGCCGCGAGCATTTTGTTCTCAAAGTCCGAAACGTTACCCAGAGCAGCCCCGCTTTGTGAAGCTGCGCGCATTTCGTTCAAAGCCGTAACAGTCGCCTGGGAAGTGATAGTTTTCAGATTAGCATCCAAGGTATCCCAGGACATACCGCCCAATGGCAGAAGTGTCCTTGCTACCCGCGATCCAACCCCAGATGCCCCAGGAGCGTCAGCATTTACTAATGCCTTATCGACAGCAGCACCAACTGCGGTAGACGAAATGGTGGCAGCAACTCGAGCCTTGTTCTCCTTCTTCTGCCGCTCAATTTCTTTCTGCTGCAATGCGGCTGTCTGCTCTTCCGTGTGCTGAATACCAGCCTCAACTTTCTTGCTAAGCACGTGCGTCCTCGGCTTGCCGTCCTCAAAGATTCTGACCTTACCATCAGGGTTCCGAATGTAATCCTCCCCTTCGGGTAATTTCGGGAAGTTAGTACCATCCGCAGACACGTTGATTTCCGTCTTCGGATGCTTGTATTTGGTGAGGAATTCCTCCGTTGTGATAGGCTCCAAACCTTTAGCTTTGCGCTCAGCATTGATTGTATCTCTCAGAGCCAAGTCGGTCGCGGCGGGCTCTGCGCGCTTCACAGTAGACAACCACTGCTTCATATCCAACTGTTGCTCAGGCGGACGGCCCGCGTTATATTTATCCAGTTCTCGCTGATCATCGGTGGGCTTCAATCCGCCCTTAGCCCTTGTTACTTCTTCGCCGTGCCTATTGAAGAATATAGTGTCGCCGGTGGCGTCATCCTTGACGTGCGTAAGGCCCTTGGTTGCGAAGTTCTGCAATACTTCGTCGAGCTTGCCAGATGCTTCCAGAGCAGCGATGGTTTCCGGTGTAAGCCTGTGCTCCTTCGCCAGCGCTGGTAGAAGTTTCTGACGCAGCGCACGTTGTTGCATTTCTGTATTTTGCTTCTGGAAATTGATAATATCCGCAGCGGACAGCCCCATCTTGCCTTTCTCTTCCTGACCGGCAAGACCGATCAGAGCGGTGCGAGAAGCCTGGTAAGGCGAAAGGCCAGCAGCAATCAGCGAAAGCCCCGAGTCCAACGATCGGGCGTTCTGGTTCTGCTTCATCAATTCGATATACATGTTCGCCAAATCAGGCGGCGATTGCGTAACCGTGGGAACCGTCCCCGGAGGCTGTGGGTTAGTTACCGGAGACGGAACCCCCACAGGAGGCCCTGGAGGGGCTGTCGGGGCTTGGGCCTGTGCTTGTGGAGCCGGTGGTTCAGCAGGAGCAGCTGGCGGAAACGGGAATGATCCAGACTGCAGATGCGGGATAGCACCTTCTGCTACTCCCGTTGGGGCAGCAGCGAATGCGCCCGGAATAGCCGTGCTTGGGTCTTGCCCCGCCTGTAAGGCGGCGATCAATTCGGCAATGTTCATCCGTAAGGTCCGCGTGTTAGAGTAAGACCTCTATTTCGCTTCTGCAACAATTGGGCCATCATTGTTTGTGCAGCTTGTGCCGCAAGCCCGGCAGTCGGGTCTACTGCCGTAGGCGAAATCCTGGCAGCCTCCGCAGCAACAGCCGGATTAACTCTTGGAGTGATCCCCTTAGATATATCGTCCAATCCTTTAGTAAAATCATTGTCGCCGCCCTTCTTAGTCAACGCTTCGGCTGCTTTTTCAGCCATGGTCTTTTCGACTACCTCAGGCGGAACAGGCGCGGGGATCGAATCAGAAGTTGGCGGAGGCGGGAAAGCATAAGGGACCGGTGCCGGTGGCATTTCGTCCGGAAGTGTTGGCCTCGGCGGAGCCGCTGGCATCGCCGCCGGAATCGATGTGGGAAGCATGGGATTGTAGGACAGCGATACCCCCGGAATGGGGCTATCCGCTTGCCTAGGAAGGTGTCGATCGAATTGGGTATTATCGATGGGCACAATCGATGGCGGCAAGCCCTCCGGAGCCCGGTTGATAGATAATCCGCGCGCCAATGCCTGCCGCTGGCGCATAATGTCCATCGCAGTGATCTCGGGGCCAGTTCGCGCACCGGCCTCAAGTTCGGATGGCGTCGGATCGCGGCCGAGAATGTCTCGCATTCTGTCGACTAAGCGACGGTCGAAATCACTCATGACAGAACCTCCATAAGGTTGTTGATGTCAACAACCCTGTGCTTGCCTACCTTCTTAACGGCGCTCGGATACTTCTTCTCAATATCCTGCGCCATTGGGCCGATTACTTTCGGATACGTCTTAGGATCGCCTTTGTAGCGGTAAGCGTAAATCGGAATACCAGCCAGCGGGTCCTTCCCAATCTTCTTAATATCCGTCTTGGCTTCCCTATCCGAGAAGATACCCATAAGCCCTGGTGCTGCCTTCGCACCGCCCAGCAGAAGTGTAGCCCAATCCGTTGGCAACTGCTCTGCTGTGCTGGTCTTGTTGCCAATTTCGGTCTTACCATAAGGCGACATGCCCAAAGCAGCCAGCCGAAGGTTCAGCTGTTCGACGGGGTAGTTCCGTGCCTCTTCGAACTTCGCTCGCTCCGCATCCAGCACCTTCTGGCGTTGCGCCTGCTCTTGGCCGCCCGCGCCCAACAGTGCCGTTACGTCAGCAAGTCTGGAACTTTGCTTTTGTCCAGCGGCTGAAAGCAGACCTGTTGCGGCTGGTAGCCATTTCCCACGGTCCGCGAGAGCAGTTTGGGTTGCGGTGTCGAATCCTGCAGATCGAAGCTGTGCTGAGAGGTCGCCGATTTTCTTTGTGCCTTCGGCGCGCGTAACCGCGCTCTCAATTCCGTGACGTGATCCTCCAAAGGCTCTCGCCGCTCTAGCCGAATCCGTAACACCGAGCAGATTCCTGTCCAAAGATTCATTAGCATTCCGGATGGCATTGGCTTCGACCTCCCCGCGATACGGATTTAAGAACTTGTTGATGTCAAGCTCACCGGTAGCATTTCGCAGAGCGGCAGTGGCTTCATTGTATAGCGGATCTTCGCCACCGATGCTGGCCACAAGCTTGTCCCAGGCTGATTGGGTCATCCCCGATGTGCCAGCAACGGTTTGACCCCCGTATTGCTGCAGGGGCTGCCCTGATATTTGCTTAGCAAGCTCGTAGTTCTCTTTACCTCCCGCTTCTACCCAAGCAGGGAGTTGAGTTTGCTTTACTTCCGAAGCTTGTGCTGGTTTTCCACCGCTCATGGCTTTAAATCCTTGGAATAGAGCGTTCCTGCCTTCTGCCAGCCGGGGGTGTGAATACCCCACCAACCGTCGCGACCCGTCGCCGTTAGCATGTCGGCATTCTGATCTTTAGCGAATTGACAAACCACCTGCTCCAGCATGAGCATGTCCTTAATTTCACCAACGACACACAAAACATCAACCGATTTCTTTCGCGGCCATTGGTGTACCCGCGTAATAGCCCAACTCTTACCGAACACGTGGCCTTGCATTTCGCCAGTCATAAGTCCCTTGTCGATGTCATCCAAAGTATAGCAACCGCCCCCGTGCAACAGAGCACGCTCCATCTTGTGCGCCATCTTTGGGTCCGTAATTATCATCCAGTAGACACCAGAGTTGCACTTATCACGCCCGAGTCATTCACTTTTATTTCATATACTTTCTTGCTTGGTGAGTATAGAAGCACTGCCCTATTCGCCGTGATAGCGCTCAAGCTATCCCGTTTAATCCTATCTATTTCGCTCTGCCAATCGGTGAAAAACCGATTCATTTCCTGGTCGGCGAAAGTAGGCTTTCTCATGGCAACTTCTTTCCCCGTGGCTTGATGTCAAACAAAATGGGGCCTACCGTGCTCCAATCTGTATTCTTAATCATATCGATGCGCAAGCGAACATCGCGCGCTGTCTCTCGGATGTCGACCCACCCGTATTCGTTTATCGTTCGTTGCGGCGAGTACTTCTCATTAGATATAACGGTGCGATCATTTATCATCGCCAGCCGAAATGCTAGGGCGGTCCGATCCCCTGCCACTTCCGGTAGCAATTTCGTGATCGTATTCATCCTCTCGCCATCCATAGCGTTTAGGGTTTGTGACTCCAAATACGGCAGATAACGAGCCTCGGGGTAGTTGAACCCTGTCTCGTGCTTCCACACCTTGACGCCATCCGACATCATCGGGTATTGGTCATTGCCGTATGTATTGCCACACGTTCTGGACAAATAGCCGGACATCCAGATGAGTGGCTTAGCACGGTAATCCAGCGCCGCATAACGAGTAGCCTCCGTACCAAGGCTCTTGTCTACCCAGAACCACCATATTTCGCCCCTGACGAGCATGTTCACGGAGTGCGATGCTTGCACGGTCCGCTGGAAATCCATGTTCTCCGAGATGAGATCCCAGATGGGGCACGGCATAATATCCGCCATCGAGCCATTGTATAGCCAGAACCCCTCCGATGAAATCCATACAATTCCCTCCGGGATCGACGACATCGAAGCCGCGCTGATCGGAATTGGTATCTTTCCGATCGGCTTGTATCGGTACACGTAAGGCAGACCGATCCATTCGACAAAGAAGCTCATCGCCGGAGTGTGAACCGAAATGCCCAGGGAGGAAGAATGAGCGGCTACGATTGGAGAGAACGGATCAACCGTGTACATTCCGGCTGTGTTCAACGGATCGGCAAAGTCCCAATCGTTGATATCCTCTTCGCTGCACCACCCATAGTCGGCAAAGTTGCCCGCCATCTGGAACAGCATGACGTGGTGCTCGGGAGTAACCACGAATTGACGATTGTTGATAGGAGCACCGGTTACTGCTACAAGCGGCGTCGCTGGAGTCGTCGGCGACCAGATAAGCAGGCGGCCATCGTAGCTGGTCATAACCAGCAGGTCTTCGCCCCAATTGTTGATGGACCAAGCGGGGGAGAATTTCTGCAGGGTCGAAATGCCAGGCCGGGGAGTTCCGTAGGTGTCTTCCCCATAGTCCAATTCGCCGTAACCAGCTTCGACACCGCCGACAGGGGGAATTCCGCCCGCAGGAGTAATATCCAGAAGCGTGCCGCCTGTATCGATGTAAACATGCTGCTCGCACAAATAAGCGGTGTACAGAATGCCAGATGTCGCGACCCACCGATGCATTGCCCGGCAGCGAGAGGCGAATGCCGTGGGGTAAACGATCTGCTCCCAACCGCCGCAAGGCTTCAATGTGGTGCCATCGTCCCAGCGCACAAGGTTGCTGTCCCGCCAGTTTGCTATCTTGGCGGACTTCGCTAGGAGGGTTGTTACACCCGGTGGGAAGTTTACACCAATCATCAGTAAAGCTCTTCGATTAGAACAACGCCAGAACCGCCTGTTCCACCACCACCTGTTCCGCCATTGCCAATGGTAACAGTGTAAACCTGACCCCCTGAGACATTCATTTGAAATTCGACGTATTCGCCAGCGCCGCCACCGCCTCCGCTAGAAGTCACGTTAGAAGTTCCGCCGCCGCCAGCACCCGAATTGGCAGTAGCTGACTGCCCAACAACGCCGCCTTGCTGAACGCCCTTACCAGCGCCGCCCCAAGGCCCCGCTCCACCGGCTCCACCACCTTGACGCAAGTTAAGTAATTGACCGCCAGCAGCACCACCGTTGCCATTCATCCGGTGAATGTATATAGCTGTACCACCATTTGAGCCACCAGTTCCACCATCTCCGCCGCCATTGGAGTTAGTGCTAACAGCACCGCCTCCGCCGCCACCAACAGCAGAAATATCATGGAATACAGTAGAACTACCGGCGTTACCAAATACGTCACTAGAGCCACCACCACCGCCGCCTCCGCCACCAATCATTCTACAAAAAATTCGGCGGCAACTAGCAGGAACAGTATAATTGCCGGAAGCAGAAATTACTCTCCGCGTCGGCAATGTGCCGCCGCCGGTAACAGGAACACCACCAACAGTGAGCGAAGAAACTGCCGCAGCGCCAGCATTAACAGCGCCTAAAGTGGTAGTTCCGGTGACGCCAAGCGTACCGCCAATAGTAGCGGCACCAGTAACAGCAAGGCTAACGCCTGACAACGTAGCAGAAGCTTGTATATTTACACCAGACACATTCCCGGAAGCTGCGAAGCTGGCTGCTGAAACAGCGCCAGTCATCACCATCGTAGTACCTTCTAAGGCACCTGTTGGCTTGATCTTGCCCGTTACAGTAATGTCCTTGGCTATCGTGACGTTATTCGGTATAATAATGTCGCCGGTCTGCCGATTAATCGAAATAGGGTTGTCCTGGGCAATTCCGGCGTTGTTGTAGCGCGTAATGAAAAATGGCCCAGCGATGCTTGCTGGATTCCCGTCCCCGAGGGTAAGGGTCCATTGAGCAGTGTTGCTCAACACGTTGTCAAGCTTATCCATATTTGAATTAAGCTTGTTGCCCCACGAATTCGAAGAGGCACCAATCTCAGGCTTTACTAAAGCCAGTTTTGGCGTTACGGTGTCGGGCATAGTTTACTTTCCTTCTTCGACCTCATCGCCATCGTCTGACATTTCGGCTAGTTCTGCCGCTGTTGGAGGCGGCCGTCTGCGAATCATCCTACCGAACGTGGCTTTCGCCGCACCAACACCCAGCAGCGGCAAGCCTTCCTGCGATCTGATCCTATTCTCATGATTGAACAGGATGGCAAACTGCTCATCGGTGATGGCGACGACGGCGACCTTGTCGATGTAGCCGTCGAGCACGCCAGCAGGAATCGGGCGCAGCTGCGGATAATATGCTCCAAGCACCACACCGAGATCAAACTCTGTCCCGATCTGCGTTGGTATCCCGCCGCTGGCCTTCCAGGCAACGTAATCTGGATCAGCGACCGGCACAAAGTCATTGACCTCGTTGGTGCTGTAGACATCTGTCGTGCTGCCAGCGACAACCCAGTACCAGTTGAACGGATCGTATGCGAGCGGCTGCGTGACGATGATGTTCTCCGCCAAGAGCTGCGCCGCAATCACAGGTTCCTGCGCCATCTTAGTGATCTCCGCTGGCGTCGCCTGTCGCAGCGACATTTCATCTTCCGCGAGGACCTGATCGATCCTCCAGAAATCCACCATGAACGTCTCGCCCGGGACCAAGTCCCAGCCCTCTTCGACGGCACGGGCTCCAACGTAGTTCCCTATTCCGTGCGGCGTGATTGCGAACTTCATCAGAACACCCATCCGTTGACGTAGATATACAATCCTCCGAAACCTACACTGCTGTCATAGACATAGTAGCTGACCTGCTGCGGGGTCGACATCAACAGCGCACCGATTGATCCGTATATTCCACCGCCATCAGCGACTTGCGCGGTGCCACCAAAGCGATACGATCCGTACACTGGCGTTACGCCACTGCCAGCGGCTGCAACGACGCCAGTAATCCCGTTTGTCAAAATCCCGCCACTAGAAAACGCAGCGGCTCCAAGAACTGCTTCGCGAGCGTTCGGCGGAACAAATGCCGCCAGCGAGACGGGTGTGTGGGCCGTCGCCTTTCCGGCATTTAGCGCAATTCTTTCAAATTGCGAGACGCTGTTGCCATTCTGTACGAACACAATGAAGTTGCTTGATGCGTCGTTGTAGACCGCGCCGATCAGGCCCTTGTAAGTGTAGCCACTCGGCAGCGTCGGGGCGGTGAGGCTCGCCGACAGCAGGCCCGACACCGTTCCGTCGGCCTTGCCGATCGCCCAGATGTGATACCAAGTCGATGCCGCCTCTGAGCCGGTGTCGAGGCCGTTAACCCCGCTGGTCGCGATGTTGAGCGTGGCGCTGTATGGCGCAAATCGCTTCGACGCCCCATTGCTGTCGAACAGCGTGAGCGCATCAGCCGCGGAAGTGATGGTTGAGACCGACAGAAAATATTGGTTCAGTTTCTCGTGTGGCGTAAGCCCCTGGCTCCGTCGCGGCAACAAGCCATCGCTGCCGACGATGGTCGCCGACCCCAACACCCACTTCTCGCCGTCCCAGGTGTAAGCACTAAAGACCTGTCCAGGTGTCGGAGAACTCGGAAAGTCAAATGCCATCAGACGTACTGACCCCCCGAAGCCGTAGGCGTTGCGTGCGCAGCATTCCCAGGTAGATAAGTAATACCAGCGCCCGCTACAGCAATTACACCATTCTGCACAACCGAATACCTAGCCCCGGTCGCCGTGCCACTGAAAGTCATATTGGGCGCATCGTAGCGGCCCTGCTCATTGTAACAATATGCCTGCGTCCAATTCGGCGATCCAGAAATGGCAACAATGCAACCACCTGAAACCACGCAGCCAAGACCGGTCAGATAAATGTGGTATGGGCTAGTTCCGACGATCTTATAGTGTGTACCTGTATTGATGATGCCGCCCTGATCGCATTGCAGCTGACCAACGCCACACGCGCCAAACCGCATTCCGCTGGTCGCGTCGCCAGCAAATACCACCATCGCGCCTTCGGTTGAGCGCAGACCGTAGCCAGATGTTGAGCGGATTTCGAAAGCCTGCAGCACCACCTTGGTGCCGCGACCTGTGAAGCGGGCAGTTGTGCCAGTCGGAGCCACAATGACCAGCGCTGGATTGGCAACATTGCCCTGAATAGTGATGTCGCCCGCGCCAACCTGCGGCGACGCCTGAACGAATTGCTGCGCGTAAGTGCCATCAGCCAGTTTGATAGTGACAGCCTTGCCGCCGATGTCGAGCGTCCCGTAGACAACATCGAGTGCCTTCTGAATAGTCGCAAACGGAGCACCAACAGTAAGCCCAGAATTGCTATCGCTGCCGCCCGATGCAGCAACAAAATAGTCACGGTTCGCCGTCAGCAGTTCTCTCGATACGCCGGTCGCCGCCTTCGCCGCTGCGACCCATTGTGAAGAACTGCCGTCATTATAGCGGATATATAGTTGACCAGTATCTGATTCCCACCACAGCATTCCATCGGTAGGACTTCCAGGGGGCGTGTCCGAAACAGTAGCTCCGCCCGCGCCGCCTCCAGCCGGATCCGCCTTCCAGCCTTTCACGCCTGAGCCATTAGTGCCGTAAACCTTGTTAGCACCGGGCGCTGCGGCATCGCCCGACAGTAAGATTCCGTTCGCATCGTTGGTGATGGATGACAGCGAGGAATACAGAATGTTGATGACGGCATCAGCCGCAACGCCGTGATCGTTGGTGACGAAGATCTGTCCGCTCTGCCCAATTACTGCTCGCAGCGCCCAGGTGTCCGGTGCAGTTCTGACGGCAAATCCAGTACCCGTCAACGCAGCGATGGCAGTCAGATCAGAATCGAGCGCACCGCCAGCCGGGTCTGCCTTCCAACCCTTCACGCCAGCGCCGCTGGTCCCGTAGACCATGTTGTTGCCGGGTGACGTGACATCGCCCGACAACTTCAAACCTGACGCATCATTAGTGATCGACATCTGCAGCGGAACATCGACAGTCGGATTGCCGCCAACGCCATCACCAAAGCCTACGTTAGCCCGCCCGGCAGTCCCTGCAATAAACCGCAGCGCCCAAGTATCTGGAGCAGTACGAGCGGGGATTCCAGTACCAGTCAGCGCCGCAATAGCAGTCAAGTCAGGGTCTTCATTTACAGTGAACAGCGCATTGTCGCCGTGGGTCGCGTCATTGTTAGTGACAGCGATGGCTAATTTCGAATTAGCGCTGCGGAGCTTTAAATTAGTTGCGCCCGATGACGCAGCTGCACCAGTGTCGCCCGACACCGATGTATAGGCATCTGGTAACCCGCTTCCACCACCTGTTCCGGCGTTAAGCGTATCTCCGGACATCGAAAGATTAGTGCCGAGCGTAATTTCTCTTACAACCGTTCCACCGACTGTTCCGCGACCCAACAAAACTGATGCCGCAGAAACATTTTGCATCTTCGCGTAAGTAACGACAGCATTGTCTATCGTCCAAACAGACCCACTGCCGCTAACAACTATGTCACCCTTATCACCATCGGTAACACCGCCACCACCATTCGCTGCAGCTGTAATACGACCATCAGCATCGACTGTTAGATTGGTATTGGTATAGCTTCCCGCTGCCACTCCTGTTGCAAGAAGTTCCGTGGGTCCAACAGCACCGGGAGCAATGGTTGGGCTTGGATAAGTACCGACTAAAGAACCGCCAGCAGGACCGGATGGAGGCGTACCAGCAGCAATAGCAGAATCTAAAGTATCCCAATTGGTGTTTAGCTTAGCGCCCCAAGTATCGTCCGAATGGCCAACTTCTGGCTTGATCAATCCTAAATTAGGAGTGGTTGTGTCAGCCATCTATATTGTCACCGGGTTCCAGACTTCGCCACTTGGAACTTCTGGCTGGATACAATCAAACCCCGGGGGAGGACTCGAAATGGGAGCCCATATTTCAACAAGGCTCCCAGGCGGTATTGGTTCCCACGGAGGTTGAACAGCAGGGCTGAGATCGTAAGTGCTAGCACCATACTTCCCTAGACCATATTTGCGCCCAGCCATTCGGTCACCCAAATGTCTTGCGGCGAACTTGCATCAACACAGAACCGCTAGCCCTGTCGATCTTGTGGGCATCGTTCATCAAAACAACAGCCCGAGTAACTTCCTTGTCCCAAATGGTGCCCCGTTCGTCCTCGATAGCATACAGCGAAGCAATGTGAAGAATCTTCAAAGTATAAACACTGGTGTGGTATACATTGATCCAATTATTGACATCATCAGTCAGCGGGGGAATATCTTGGTAGTAAGTAAGTTCGACGGCCAATCCTGGGGTGGGCGTTACTTCACCCACTATCATATAATTGCCCAGAACAGTGTAACGCTTCTTCCTGCTGTTAAACGGCGATGCGGGAGTATCCGACCACTCCGGATTATAAAAATCATCCGGCGTATTATACCGGAGAGTAGCTCCTCCTGGAGTTATGCGGGCAAACCGAATCTCCTGCCAGTCCAGCGGAAGTCTTACACGATCCTGTATAAGCGTGCAAGTATCTATCTGGATCATATGCTTGACACGAAGAACATTCGAAAGCTGCTCTTCGGCCATGCGAATCCAGCTGGTCACAACAGGGTCCGGATAAACATCCGAACCGATCGCTAACCAACCACGAATTTCGGTACATTTATCGGATAGGAATCCGGTCATTTGCCAACCCGTCCCGGCCAAATCCTAAACGCGGCATTATCTGGGTCGTCGAGCCACTTGGCCCAATCCTTGGCGTCCCATTGCTCGCGAAAAGATCGCTCCGCGACGGAAACTGGCACTCCACGCGCCAACAGTTTGTTGGTAGAACGCTGTGGGTGTAATTCCCTCATGACCTTGTTGTTCTCTACAACCTGGGTCATGTCTTGTTCGGTGTAGATGTGGACCGTTAGAGGATCGTCATCTTCCCAAACCGCAGTACGCTTTATAGCGCCGTCATCCCGATACGTAACTTTCCGTTCGGCCATAGTAGCACGCCCTTAATCAGCTGTCAAGTACAGATAGTATATTCAGCTACTTACGGCGAGCTTTTTTCTTGTCAGCTTGATTGAACTCCTTGGCAACCTTCACCGGGATGCCGACCTTCTTAGCGAATTTCGGATCATGAGCCGCCGCAGCCATCGTTCGTCTTTGCTTCGCAGATTTAGAAGGCATGTAGTTCTCCTATTGGCTGACGAATCCTAGTGAAGCAAATATGGCACTTGGCGCTCCAGCAGCAACACTACCTCTTACAGTGGAACCTGATGGTAATTGTACATTGAGCCCACCGCCAACAGTCATAGACGAACCGGGAACGTCCACGTAAGTGACACCATCAGGGCCTAAAATTTGTAATTTAACCGTAGCGCCGCCGAAAGTACCGCAAGCGATGTATAAGTATAAACCCCCCTCGCCCACAACCACAGGGGCACCAGTTGTTATCCCAACATTGCTAAGCACCGGCAATGATAGTTGCATATACTTTCCTCCCTATGGTAAAAAGACCCACCCCCTTTCGAGGGTGGGAGTCCACTTCCACGTGAGACTAGGTAATAACGGCGCCTTGCTTGATGCCGTTAAAGAGAATGTGCGCGAGCGGATTGCGCATTTCAACACCCCACTCGGCGAGAATCATGCGAGTCTCGGCGTCGCCGATCTTCGCGATCTGGTACGACCGGAAGTTCCGGAAGAACGCGGTAGCCAAGAAATCAGCGTCGAGAATCAACGCCGTATCCGACGGCATCCACCTCGACGGCATCACCTTGATGCGACCGAAATCGGTGGCGATTACGTCCACCGTTGCCACCACTTCCGTCTTGCCAACCAGCACTTGGGAGATATTGCGACCTTCGAAAGTGCTGACTGTCCGTTTGATAGCGGGCGGAACAATAAAATTGTCCGGAGACGCACCGTTGGTGTACGCCTTCTGCATCGCATCGCCGACCATTGCCTCGGTGAGAGCGACCTGCGAAGCACCCGCAACAGCAGCGAATGCATCAGTAGCAAGGGTCGGAAGGCCAGCAGTGACAGTTCCTGGAGCGATGGCACCGGCGACTGCACCGAGACGATCCTTCGCGCGGCCGAGCCAATGGCAGATGGCTTCGGTCTTGCGGGGAGTACCCGGATCGGCACCGTCATCGCGGGCTTGCCTGGACGACATAATGGTCTCGATGTCCGACTTGAGGATCTTCGAGGCCATCGCCATCTGGTGGCCCATTTCGGAGCCCTTGCCAGCGGCGTCAGATGCTTCCTGCGAACCCGAGACGGTGGCATCGCGCTTCGAAATCTGCGCGACGTTCGTCAAGCGAACAGTCGGAGTGGCCGCCGAACGCGCGAGCTCGAAACCTTCGATCTGGGCGTTGTTCGGATCGACGTTCGGCAGGTTTTCGGTCTGCCAGTCGAATGTCCGATTCTTCGCGTTCCTCCGGCGAGACATCGAAAGGATCGGTGTATCGAACGGGTCGATGTTGTAGATGGAGTTCGAAAGGTCTTCGCGGTTACCCTTCGCCTGATAGGTGGTATAAGCACCTGTGATGATAGGCATGAGAGTTATCCTCTTGCAATGATCTGATCCATTACAACGGCAGCGTCTTCGAGACTGCCGGTGCGATTGAGTCGCTTCATTGCCGAGCTAACTCCCTTCTGGGCCGTGCGCGACTTAGCGCTTCCCGCCCCCGGAGGTATCGGCTTCGCCTGATGGCGTACAACCGGCTTAGGCTTCGCAGCCATCATCCGGTCATATTTGGATGCTTTCAGGAGGACCATAAGCATCCGACTGTCGTACACTTGCGACAGTTCCTCCTCGGAGAACCCGGTAGAAAGCGCGGTCTTGCGCATCGACTGCAAGTCCTTTGCCTTCCTCTTAGGGTCCGTCCAGTGTTTTCGATTGGCTGAATCGAATTTAGCAGCCTCCTCCTCAGCGAAGGCCGCCATCTGATTGATGTTCGACTCGTTCATCTTCTTGGCCGCATCGTCCATCTGCGTCTTGATCGCAGCCTTGAACGAGTTGGCCTTCTCGTAATACCGTTGCATCTCCCGCGCGTGAACTGGGTCCTTCTTGAACTCATCGTCCCAGTTGGGCTCAGGTGGAATGAGCGCTTTCATGTGCTCTTCCATCTGCTTAGCAATGGTCATCGAGTATTCATAGTTCTGAACAGCATCACCGGCAGCCCGACGAACGATCTTCTTCGCCTCGTCAAGCTGATTCATCCGCTGGTGGAATGTCTGGGTCCGTACGTAACCCTCGAGCGCCTCTTTGATGGTTACTTTGGCGGGTTCACCGTCAACGGTGACCTCTACTTCCCGCGAAAGAAGGGCGGCTTCTTCTTCGTCATCAGGCTCGTCATCGGGGGACTCGTCCCCATCGTCATCCCCATCGGGGGTTTCATCTTCGTCATCGGACTCATCGGAATCGTCGTCTTTCCGATCTTTTGCGTCTCTGCGCTCAGAATCCCCTGTATCTTTCTTGGCTTTTTCAGACTTGCGGCCATAGAGAAGCTCCTCAATGTCGTCGTCGTCGCCACCACCCTTCTCGGGGGATTCCTCGTCGACTTCTAACTCGCCGACATTACGGAATATCTGTTCCGCTGGGCCTGAATCCGGCTTCGGCGGCTTAGCGGCCGATTTGCCAGGTTCTGCATTAATTACGGCATCGAATGCCGCAGCAGCTTCATCCAAGCCTGCCATTATATCCCCTATTGTGTCTTTTGATGACGCCTTACGCGCATCTTGTGATCCGTGATGTATTGTTCTAATTGATTACGGATATCCCGAACTGCCTTCATAGTAGCATGCGCCGTGCTAGCTGTCAAGCTACCCACGTCAGCATTTAATAATGTTCCTATGGCTCTAGAATATACGTCGTTGACCGCAGAATTGAAAACTGGGTTCTGCAGCAGAACCTGTGCTTCCGCCGCCCTATCATCAGCTTGCGCGTCACTGATTTGGGGAGACTGTCCCGTCGGGGGCAATAGGTGTAGGGGGTTCTGGTTCTGATCCATGTGTTCCACCCATTAATTGCTGTGCATAAGGCGGAAGTGCCAACGGCCTTTCGGGCGATGCTATCGGCGTATTTTCCGACTCGAATTCTTCCTCGTCGACATCCACCGCGAACTGCGCTTCAATCTTCGCAGCGTCCAGAATACCCTTGACGATCATTTCGTCACGGCGGAAGTCATCGTCGACACGAAGCTTGCGATCCGCGAAGTTAGACTTCGAAATCTCTGTCGCCATCTTGACGCGGTTCTTCTCCATTTCCGACTGAGCGAGGAGCGTCGCGGCATCCGGCTCTTTCGGAGTCTCTGCGATCTTCTTAACAGTTGCTTCGTCGATCTCGCGGTAGTAACGCCCGACATTTTTGACATTCGCAATAGCCAAGATGTCCGTGAGAGTATTTCGGAACTCCTGAACGCCGCAGAGCGGGTTCTCAACGCCGAATTGGGTCATGATGGCCGTCTGCGTCTGCTTCACATCCTGCAGAACCATCAGCCGGGTCATATCCGAGCCCTTCCCTAGGGTCGGATTAATCGAAATGCGCATGGTGGGGTCGAAAGTAGATGGGTTGACTGTCTCCCACTTGCCTCGAAGCTGAATCGTGCGCTCCTGATTGGGGTGAGCAACGATCTCGCGCAGAATACCCTTGAAAAGCTGCTTCATGCCGGTTTCGGCAAGTATCCGAGCACACAGTTCGATGCGTTCCTGCGCCCCTTGGACAATCGCATCAATTCCGGTGACATTCGTGGACTGCAAAGCACGAGGATCGAGACCCTTTGAGGCATCTCCAATCCCCGTCCGTTGCTGCCGGAGCTTCTCCATAACCTCGAACATACCGAAAACTGGCTGGCCGACGAACTGGTGCGTAATGGACATCACGGCATCCGTGGGAGAACCCGTGGTGCGAATGGGAGCGCCGATTTCGTCGTTCAGAACATCATCGGCATTCGTGATGGTCTGGTTGAATACCGTCCGAGGCCAGATGGACTGCGCGAGAGAGTCCAGAGAGCCCCGAAGCATGTTCGTCTTGATGACTTGAATATCCTTCACCAAATCGGCAGGCGTATCACCAACCAGAGTATGAGGCTCAGGATCAGGACACCAGACAGCAAAATTCGCATATTCAACGATTTCGTCATATATGATGTGGTGGTTGTCACCAATCGTGTGGATTTCTCTGAGTTCATCGATGCCATCTCCATCCTTGTCGATGCGGATAAAGTAGCACCCGTAACGAACGTCAAGAGCGTCCGTTATATCCCCAGTATCTAATCCACGATTCCGAAATAGGCGGTCAGTAGAATAATTATCAGGAGAACTATTAGAGTACTCAAGTATCTCGTCAATAGGATACCCCATTTCCACCAGGTTAGACATCGGAACCATCTGGTCGTGGCCGATAAGTGGCGCACATTCTACATCACGAGCCTTCCGGGATACTCGGAACTCGTCGAGAGGCACCGACATAATCTTAACTAGCGGCTTGGATTCCGTGTAGCGAACCCGCAGCGTAGCAAGCATATTCGGAATGAACGGGTGACGCTGATGCTCGAGTACTTCCACCGTCGGATTCTCGCTGACGAGCATCTGAATTTGCTCGATGGTCACATTGGAGAATTCCTTCTCCTGGACCGTCTGCGAATTGTCCGTCCACCATCGCGTGACGCCAGTCTTGCAGCGGAGAGCGTCCTTAATGATATCGTGGAGGATAAGGAAACCTGGGTTATCCTCCCACAGCACATAATTGATATAATCTGTGCACTGTTTTGCGGCTTCTTCCTGCCCTTGATGATTGGGGACACAGTTAGCAACGCGCTCAGAAGATGTGAAGATTCTAATAAGGGAGGGGAGAATGGCCATGACGGTATCTCGAAAATCAGTCGAGACTGCCGTTGACTTCCCTTCGCCTTCTGTAGCCGGTATTTCGCCGTAGAAGTAGTTAAGATTTTCATCGCGATCCGGTCCCAACACTTCTTCTTCAAACGACTTGGAGTCGTCGATCATCGTACGAATTACAGCATCATACTCGTCGATTTCTTGCTCGCCCGTAACTGGCCCGCGATCCGAAGCGGAACCCACCACGCCGTTATCGAATAGCCGCTCGAGCGGAAGGACCTCTTCCATATTAGGAGTGGGGGTTACGACGTTCATCTCGCTCTCCTGCGCGGCCCATTATCCATCCGCTTGAGATTTCTCTTCAACGCGCCCTGCCCGATGCCGATGATGTTAGTTCCACCAATCATCGGCTGAATCATGTTCATCGCCACACAGCCAACTCGCATAGCGTCAGCAGCATGAGATGCCCAGTTATGTGCCGGCAATCCGCTTGGACCACGATGGTAGTTGCGCAGCGCCATAAGGCCTGCTTCTGTGCGCACCTTGTCGAACCACATCGTACGAATTCGAGCGCGTGTCGCATTAATCCCATCTTCCACCTTATGATTCGGGCACACAAATATATTTGGAAGCATCCCCTCTAGAACTTCTTTACGCGCCACACCTGTTCCAAGCTCGCGCTGTTTAATATCGTGAGGGAGTATGTGACAACCGTAGGCATAGGGTTTTGCCTTGATCTGAGCCACATAGTGTTCGAGACCCTTTCCGGTATTCTGGTAGTAATCGAGGACGTGCAATTCTCTCCCGCAGAACTGCATGAACCAGATCGCCATTTCGTCGTCGATACCGAGGTCCCAGGCGGTAAACACGAGCGCATTGGGATCATAAGGAACTCCCGTGATTTGACCCCCAGTTGCGCCGCCAGTTCCCACCGAAATGTCGTTGATCACTTCGCCGTAAAAGCTGCCTTCCACCGGCGCGTCGAATGAACACATCATTTCGCGGGCGAACTCGTCCGCCGTCATATCTTTCGTCATTTCCCGGACTTCTTCCGGGTCCAGCGCATCGGTTTGCGTCACCGGTATGCTGAATATATCCCACTTGTTCTTTTCGTTGTCTTGCTCTTTCTCGGCCCGCTTCTTCAATTCGTGGAAGTGGTCGTCTCCGTTTGACGTGCCAGATATAACCGCCCATCCTTGATAATCAGCAAGACAAGGCCGAATGACACTACCGAGCATACTAGGATTAAGCAGAGGATACTCGTCAGCAACCACTCCATCGAAGTATAGACCTCGCATTCGCTCATAGGCCGCACTTCCTCCGTAGAGGTTAATCATAGACCCATTCGAAAGAATAACCTGGAGGTCGCCTTCCACTACCTTCCGATTGGGTAGGGGTTCCGTATAGTGCTTCGCATACCCCCAAACGAGGTCTTTCGCCTGCGCGAATGAGGGTCCGATATAGGCGTAACGCGGCGGAGGATATGCCCGCTTATTCTCGAGCGCCTTCCGAATAATCTGATTACACAGCGCGACCGTTTTCCCCGCGCGCCTGTGGGCGACAACGAATATCCAGCGGGCTACAGAAGCGTGCAGCGCACGGAAGTGTATCCTCGGCGTGTAAGGGATGGTTATCCGGGGTGGTTCTGCAGCTTCCTCAGCCATTAGCAGCCTTTACATATGTCTCCGGGTCGAGGAGGAGCCCCAGGAAGAGGGGGGAATTGACTTTCATCAATGAAAAGGGTTACGGAACCCCCCGCCTCCCCCTGCGAGCGCTGTTATAAGGGCGATAAGAGCCAGTAGCAGAACTATCACCCATACACCTTGCTTCACCTTCTGCGGGATCGGCATTATGAACTGCTCGATCACCCAGATCGCCAGATACACAATGCCACACAGAATTATGAGCCCTATGAGGAACCATAGGACCGAAATGGCGATACCAGTCATTGCCCCCTCCTATTTAGGAGTAGTGGCCGCCTTCACCGCCCACATCGCCGCGTCTTCGTAGTGGGTTTGGGCCAGCGAAACCAACCGGTTCATCTCGTTACTCTGGTTACGCAGCTGCTCACAAAGGTCGATAAGGTCTGCGGTCTGCCGCTTGATCTTATTCACGACCGGATCACCGCCCGGATTGAAGTTTTCCCGCACGCGATGAGCCCCTAAGGACCCGTCGTGCATTTTCCCGAGATATTTCTCGTCAACTTGCGTTTGTTCCTGGGTCATTTATCACCTCACCCTCTATGTCCTTGTTGCTGTCCCCGAATTGCTGCCCGTCCTGCCACTGCACAATAATGGTGCCCCCAGCCGAGTTTTTCAGGCTCAGCGAAGGGGCACCACCCGTCCCCCACCCTTTGGACCTCCCTATGTTTGTTAGCACGAATCGGGACATTGTGTCCCGCCGCGATGGGTCTTGCTCATCCAAGAGTGCATCTAGAACGTTGCTTTCCGCTATGTCAACTAACCTATCAGCTGCTTCTTGCATTTCAGCGGATAGGTAAGGTGACTTCTTAACGAAATTGCGGAGCCGAATGCTAGTGGTCTTTAGCAACTGAGCCGCTTTGCTGACGTTTCCGTTCGCCATCCAAAGCGCAGTGCGGCATTCCTCTATGTCCAGTGGAAGTTCGGTTGGCCGCTCTTTGTACGGCATGGTGGGAAGTGCCACCAAGTCGTTGGGAATATGGTCGTCATCTGCCATTCTTTATCATAGCACGCACGCGCGGGCGTGTCAAGATAGCAGAATATAGGGTGGACGCTCGACGCGCTGGGAGGGTGAAGAGCCGCGCGCTGACCAGAGTCAAATGTTGCGGGGAAGGCAGCCATCCGAGCGTCCTAACCGAAACCTCACTTAGTACCCGAATGCGGGGTTGCTACCGGCGCTTTCGGGGCCGTTGGAGTCGCAGGAGCACCCGACCGTGCCTTCGCGATTTCGTGCAAATCCGGCACATGCGGGTCTGGGTTCATGTGCTTCGTGATGGGTGCCCCAGATGGTGTCAGGGCTTCTTCTGCCGAGGCTGCCTTCGCTCCGACGACGCGCGCATAACTGCCGCCATCCTTCGGCATTTCTTTGACCGCCGCTCCGGTGGGTGTTCCGTTCTCGTCCAGCTTCACCCAGCCGACTTCGCCCACTCCGAGATCACCGGCAATAGCGTGGATTTCCGCCACAGTGAATGGCTCTTCCACCGGTTGCTGCTCCGCCGTAACAGGCGGATTCATGTTATTCGTCGTCGCCGCTCCTCTAACTTGTCCGCCTGCCGCCATGCTATTACTCCTTTGCTAGGTTCTACTCTGCCGCTGTGAATGTGAAGCTCTGGGGTGCTGTCTCGCCCAATTCCGTCCGCACGACTACGGGGTATGCGCCAGGCGTAGAAGCTAGACTTGGCTTTACGACTGTCGTCACACTGGTTGGGCTTATGAATGTTGTCGGCTCTTCTCCGCCGTTGAATATGATTTTGCACGTCGGCGAAAAATTAGTCCCCGTGCACGTAAGTACCAAATCCGCCCCGCCGATTACCGCCGTCGCAGGCGAAATGCTAGCCAGAGTTGGGGGTGCCGTTGGCTCATTCGGCCTTGCGGGTATATACAACCTATCCGAATTGGCATTCATTTTGTCGTTTAGCGGGCCGCCAGCTGGCGTAACCAGCGCATCTATATTCAGGTTCGGCTGGAATGAGGCGAACACCCTCGCCACCGCCGTTTGTATACCGGGGAAGGCTAAAGTAGCTGGCCCGGATGGCTTCCCAGCCGAATCCAATGGTAACCAACCGAAATTACCAGGAAGGAGATCGCCTATTTTGTCGTCGTGAGGGCCTACATATTGCGTCGGAACTGGCATTGGGACCTCCACTGTATGCTTCATTATACCACGCGCGGGGGGCGTGCGTCAAGTAGGGGGAATCGACGTACGGGAAGACTATCAAGCGACGCGCGAGGACTTGTTAACTTGAGACTACCGCATACGCAAATTGAAAAACATTTTGCGTCGAGCGCGGGTCCCGCTCCGTTGTGCAATGCACAACGGAGCGTCGGGGGGAGTTCGAAGCATGCGCGGAACGCAACCTTGCCCTGCGTGTCGCGCATGGCGAAGCTGTTGTGGCACGGCGCTTGCGTGTTGCGCAACATCGCGATAGGCAAGCAACGTGCCAACCAGCCATGCGTCGTGCGCAACGTCGCCATGCCTTGACAACGACCTCGCGGCGTGGTACGGTTGCGGGTGGCGACGGGGCGGCAACCAGCAGCCCGGCCAGAAACGGAGCAACGAAGATGGAAGACCACAACCAAGAAGTGCAGATCGACGCCGAAGTTGCAGAGGACAACGCAAAGCGCAACTCGTGCGTGCAAGTCGCCTACAAGACACGCTACGCCGAACGCGCGGTCGCCGCAGGCACCAAACGCAAGGCCGCGCAGCGCTCCTGCTGGGACTGGCTGGCACAAACGATCGCTGGCGAGTGCCTGGTCGGGAAGGACCGGATCGACATCGACAAGTTCCGCGCCCTGCTCGTTGCCAACGGCCTCGAGGAGAAGCCGTGGTGGAACACCAGGACGAAGGGCTGGGAAGGCCGGTTCCGGATGTCCGGTCGCCTCGCCCTCCAGCGGGTCGTAGCCGAAGCGGGCGTTCTGCTCACGACAGACGGCGACGAGCTGGTTCCGCCCACCGAGTGGGTGGCGAAGCACACGCACTAGGGCGAAACGGGGCGAAAGCCCCGTCCACCCGTTCTGCGGGTGCTGACGAGCCCAACACAGGAGACGAAAATGGACGAAATCGCTCGCTACATCGCAGTTGCCAAGTGGGACGAAGACAAGGTGTGTGCCTACTGCGCAACAATCGAAGAGATCGCGAAACTCGTTGGTGCCGATCGTTCGGACATCCACTGGTCGCTGAAACGCTGCGGACGCTGGGACAGCGAAGATCGAAAGTGGGTCGTGATCGACCAACACCAAGAAGAGATCTGAGAAAACCCCTTGACACGAGCCCCGCCGTGTGGTACGGTGGGGCACAACACAGGAGCAAAACATGGAACACCCAGCAACCAAGGCGCTGCACGAAATCGAAGCGGAAATCGACGAACTTCAACAGGCGCTTTTCGCGCTGATCGACAAGCACGGGCGCGAAGCAGTGGAAATCGCCTTCGAGCAAGTGATCGAAGTGGTGAAAGCAGAACAGGAGCAGAACCAATGATCAAGAACTTCTCATGGCTTGGCTTGTATGACGAAACGGACGACGACGGCTTCTACGTGCAGGGCGAACTCGCCTTCGCAGCAGAACGCAAGATCCTAACAGAAATTGGCGCTCCGGACGTGGAACTCATCGAATTTCTATCAATGGAACCCGAGGATCGAGACGATTCGATGTTCACAGCGAACGTCACTGAACGCTTCGCAGCCTGGGCGAAATCCAAGCGCATAAAATGGGAGTTCAGTCCCGCCATAACGGAACCGGTCGAGAACGGCGAATCGAACCTGGTTTACTACGACTGAGAAGTGGCGCGCGGGGCGTAAGCCCCCACCCTCTACGAAGCGTTTCATCGGACGCTAGGCGAAACTGGACTTGACAAGCGGCAGACGCTGTGTTAAAATGGACGCATGAACATAGAAACACACGTCGCCATAACACGAAAGCGGGACGGGGCCGAAACTGTCAGCAACGTGCGATACGCTTCGTACATCACAAATCAAAAAGTGAAGGATATAATTGAACTCATTGAACGCGGGGGCGGACGTGCGGAATTTAAACACTACGTGGTGCAAGTAGTTCGTTACACGTGGACTTAACACGCCATACGCGTAGCCTCTTCGTTCCCAGGTTGCCGAGCCTGCCGCGTTCGACACACCGGCCCCCGGACGCAAGCTACAATAGACCCCTACCTCTCTCCCTGCGTGTATCAATTTAAAGGTGTTAAGTTTAGTAGTATGGGAAGAAAGAGAACCAGGGATTCGGGTATGAACCCAAGCCCCTGGCTTGTCATTCGCTTACCCTTTCGCCTTGTACTTCTCGGCCCATTCGGCGGGCGCTGTTACTGGCCCTTCCGGGAGGTACAATTCGCCTCGATTTGCTACGACTTTCTGCAGCGCCACTCTTCCAGTCATGCGAAGTCGCCCTTCCCACCCTTTATTTCGGTTGCTCCATTTCGCGTGATCGATTTCATTCGCCTCCAGCAGCGTGAGAAAGTCGTCGATGTTGATCTTTCCCTTTTCGTTGAGGCAAACGCTAGCGATCTGCTGACTAAGCCAGTCCCAATTCGACCGCTTGGCCGCCTTGTGGTTGTGACCATTCGCCTGCGCGTTTGCGATGTACTTATCCTTGTACTTCGCTGCGACGACCGTAGAAATCTTCTTCTCGGCCTCGCCTTCCACCTTCACATCATCGGGAAGAGGGTGTGCTTCTTCTAGTGGAACCAAGGCAACCACCGGTTCCGCCTGCACTTCCTGCTCGATCATTTCGGTTACGGCAGCAAGCGTCTGCGCCGCCACTTCCGGAGGGATCACTTCATTCGCCACTTCCTCGCGGTGTTCCGATTCCCGATTCGCCTCGTCCTCGATTCGATCGATTCCGAGTTCCGCCGCCTGCTTCTTCCTGCGCTTAGCCATTCTGATCTCCATTCGCTGTACCGGCCGGACCAACCGACCGTACCCAACCCTACCACGCCAACGGCGCTGTGTCAACCCCCCTTATGATCTTCTGTGGTATAAACTTACATTCTGCAGCGAGAAGATTGAAAGACACTTGACAGGGCCGCTCGGGTGTGGTACAATACGCATATGGGCAACACCGCCCCCACGGAGCACAGAACATGAAAATCTCGAAGCAGAACGCGCAAGCAATCGCAGACCTTCTGTCCCTTCTGATGGACTACATTCGATCGGACGAAAAGGGATCGCCAGCGATTATGCGGCATGCGGCGAATCTCAAGGCCCTCATCGAACTCAGATTATGGGAGGAGTGAATGGCCAAGTTCACTTGGTTGTGGATCGAAACGCTGTTCGAGATTGTTTGTATAGCAGCATTCATAGCGGCGGGAATTGTCCTTGCGGTGCTGTTATTCGGCTGAACACGGAAAGGGGGATTGACAGCGATCCCCCGCCGTGCTACCATGTATCCAGCGCACACCGCGTGCGCGAACTAGACGGAGCAACGTGATGCCAACCAGAAGGTATGATTACAAGGTCTGCACCTGCGGGTCGGGGCTGCAATCATCGTGGCAGCACGACGCGCGGGGCATAGAACTGTGCCGCACCTGCATTAAGTGTCACGACATGAAGATGCAGCGTTACCGCCGCGACGTTCTAACTGACCAGAACTACCCGACAACGGAGCAAATCGATGAAGACTGAGCCAGAACAGGAGCATTTCGCTCAGTGGAACGGCGTTCGCATCAAACTGCAGGGCAACGTCGAATACGAAGAGCCAACGCTAATTCCAGCGCCGAACCCGGTGGAACGGCAGATGGACAAGCTAACCACACTCATCTTCATCATAGGGTCGATCATAATCGGCGTGCTAATCGGCATCGCTAATATAGGTGGCGAATGAACGAGGCAATCATCTTCATAGGCGGCCTTTCGGTTGGCCTCATGATCGGAATACTCACCGTGGCGTGGCTTATACTCAGGGAGCAGAGCAAATGAGCTGCACCAGCACAAGGCTAGCACAGTTAGACCTCAATCCCGAGGCACCACCTTAAGGAGGAAGTCATGGTTGTACGATCAAAGAAGACTAGACCTTCTAGACTTGAAAAGCATGCCAGTCAAGTGAACTTCAACAAGAAGGTTAGGTGTTACGTCACTAAGCAGATGATCGAAGACGCCAAGTGCGGCGACCCCAATAAGTGCATGATTAAGCTGGCAGTTGCGAAGGGAATCAACGGCCCAGGTTTGTACATCAAAGTTGATTCTACTGGTGTAGCAATTACTAGGAGAAATGACCGCAGGGAAAAGGCATTCCTGCCCAGGGTAGTAGTAAACAACATGGTTAGATTTGACAACAACAAAGAATCGGTGACACCGTTCTCCTTCACCCTCCATTTCATTCCTACCACCAGAGTGAGCAAAAGCTCTGCTGAGCGCAAGGCGCAGGTCAACGCCGCGCGCCGCAAGCGCAAGGAAAACGGCCGCCCCGACAAGAAGTACGACTTGCATACCCGCGTGAAGGGGCTGGCTGTGTCACCCCAACTGCTTGAGGAGGTTGGATGAGCGAATCGCCAGTGAAAGTCATGGCAAGGAGATTCAGCGAGGAGTTCCAGCATGCTGAGGCGATGGAACACGTCGACAGGTACATTTTCCTGGCTGAGCCAATCCCGTCCGCCCACGAATTTTGGGTGGCTGTCAAAGTTGAGTTGCTGATCCGCAATTCGGTGAAGCAAACAACGAGGTAGGCTGCGTTCTGCTCCGTTCGCAGTCTGCAAGCCCCGGTGGTCCTTCAATCCCCATTCGAGTGCCACCGGGGCACCCTTTCGGAGCGTGTAGAGTACAAGGGAGAGGTGAAATGTTCAGAATAACGTTTATGACAGATGATAAGAGGTTGGCTAAATCGTTAAAGGCGCTGATTGGGCTGTCCGCTGGATCGCCCGAAATTCAGCCTATGCACAACGCTGCCCTCGCAGAGGACGGGACCGTGACAACGCCAGGGCCAATCGACCACGCCGAGTTCTTCGGTAGGTTCCAACCGAATTTTAGAACCAGCGAAGTGATGGCTGAACTCAAGAAGGATAACCGTCCGGCACATACTTCCACCACCGCCAAGGTGATCAATGAGGCAATCAAGCTCAAGTTGATCAAGCGCACCGGCCCAGGTCGTTACGTGAGGTTAGTGAAATGAAAATGTACAAGAGCTACTCATTCCGCAACAAGGACCCGGTTATCGACGAGTTGCGCACGATCATCGATGACGAGAAGGCCAGGACCTCAGAAATCGTGAAGTCTTCTGGGGTCAGCTATTCGACTCTGTACAACTGGTTCAAGGGCAAAACCAAACGCCCGCAAAGTGCCAGCATCGAGGCTGTGGGCCGTTCGCTTGGATACAAGCGCACATGGCAACAAATGAACGGGGCGTTTAAGAAGACGCCGAGGGACTCGAAAGGTTAACCAAAGGAGCATAAATGCTAGGGATTGGCAGAAAGAAGGAGCCAGTTATGAGTGACGAACAGGATAACGCAAAGACAATGAGCCCGAAGACGGCCGAAATACTCGATAACATCGTGAGAACCAACGAGCGCGTGCAAGAATTGGAACACGAGAACGCTATGCTTCGTGCTCGCGACGCCGAAACGATGCGCGAACTAAGGTTCATAAAGAAACAACTGGAAATATGCGAAACTAAGCGCGACATGTTCCAGCGCCACGCCGTCGCATTGTTCACTCGGTTGGTGGATATTCTGCCGCAGATGCAGAATTACGTTAAAATGATTAGCAACGCGCTTGCTGACGCTAGGGAGGAAGCGCTGAGCCCAGTTCATATTGTTTCCCCCGGCCCAATTACCCAAGAGATGCAAGACATAGTGGAGAAGATTAATGACGAGAGAGGAACTCCAGCTGGTGCTGTGGAAGGCGAGGAGGATGCAGGAGGCCCTCCGAAAGATCGTGTACAAGATCGACGTCGAGGCGAAATTAGAACCAAGCCGAGTATTACAAGAAATCCGGACGACAGCAACTGAGGCGCTAATCGTAAAGCGGGGTTGACAGCGCCGCGTACGCGTGGTACGATGGATGGTAGACACAGGAGGGTCAATGATACCGTTCAAGACGATCCCCAAGGGGACGCAAATCTACACCTGGATCAATGAGGAGACAGGTGAGAACTTCCACATCCACACGCCGAAGCTACGCGACTGGATCGCGAAGCAGGACTTACACGGCAAGCTAGAAATATTGCAAACCCGCGTGCACGAAGAAATCGCAGCCGATTTCATGCGTGTTAATTCGGTTAGTCCAGAAAGGATAGTGCAACTTGCTACAGAAGCCATGCTGGGAAAGCGAAAGCTGGACCCCATCATATTCTGCGAGCGAGGAACATACACCAACGGCGAGCCGGACGTTATGCTGGTCGACGGGCACCACCGTTACATGATATTCGCTATCGCAAAGATACCGATGATTCCGTGTTACGTGCTCAAGCCCCGCCAATGGATGCCGTTCAGGGTGATTGACGCGCCCGATCTGAACATCGAGCAGCTGGCACGAATTCCGCTGATAGAGAGGAACTACTGATGCAGATCATCCTGGACAAGAATACACACCTTACGCACGACGCGTTGGGTAACATTCACATCACCCGCCCTTCGATCACGGGGCGGGTGGCTTCACACATGATCAAAAACCCCCAATACGATCTGTTCGACATCGCGCGGTGGTTGTACCGCCGAATTCTACGGATGGATAATTCGCTGGTGCAGGTCGAATTTCCTAACATGAGCGAATCTGACCGCGAGTTCCTAATGACAGGAATTACGCCGCAAGAGTGGAATGACATATTCAAGGAGGAACGTGTATGAGTAACGGCAAGCAGAGAATCAGCGAAATGCTCGGTAAGATGGACCCTGATGCAAGGGTGGTCATTCAGGGCATGCTCGTGTCTAACGACGTGGACTTCGAGTCCACCATTGGCGAACTAATTCCTAAAATAGGCAACCTGAAAGGTAGCAAGGAGGAACGCATCGCCCTCCTCAAGCTTCTGTACGTGGACGGCAACAAATTCGCTCCTAAGCTGGACTTCGAGAAGCGGTGCCAAATCCTCGCCCTGAACCATACTGGTATAACGCGCGAAGCGCTGGCCAAGATGTACAACGTGGACAGGCGAACTGTTACGCACATCTGCAATCCGCTGTCGCATAACTATAAGAACGTGCGGGAACACGAAATTGGGCTGGGAACGGAACGATTCCGCAAAGAATACCTCAACGATACCCTCATTAATCAGGCGCTGGCATTTCGCCAGGAGAATGAAAAGGAAGCGAATAAGAACAACAAATTCGCTAAGATGAAAGAAGGAATCCACGTCGTAAAGACTGCGAACTGCGAGTACGAACACCGTGTTATAATTGGCTGGCGCGAAGACGAGGGTGAACCGGGTTGGTACTATAAGGATATGGACGGCAACTTGCCCGATCGATGGCTGTGTTCCGACGACGAATCGATGAAGACCAGTCAATCTTGCTACATCGCTATGCTCAAGGAGATAGCTGACAAGCTAAACCCTACTTGACAGGCGGCGCGGACCGTGCTATAGTATTCATGGGAGGCCACCATGAGTAAGTATAGAACAGTATTTCTAGTTCCGACTAAAGTCGTGGACATAGCGGAAGAATTCAAAATTACGACCGGGTATCAAACTAGAACACCTCACAATCCGGGGGAGTTCGAACATCCGGTGTATAAAACGAGCCAAGGGTGGTTCGTACTATTCGAGGGGTCACGTGAACGACTATTCGTGGGGGACAGCAAGCCAGCCGACTTGAACATCGGGGATAAAGTCATGATAGCTGTCATGAAGGAAATAGGCAAATGAGCGTTCACCATTCGAAGCTAAAGCAAGCGATGCAAATCGGCTGCTACGTAAGTATGACGCCCGACAAGGGGGTGCGCATCTTCTGGCCCGAACGTTCGGTTGAGCTATTCGCTCCTACCGTCAACGACGCGTTGGAGGAAATGCGCGCGGTGCAGAGCATACTTCGCATGTCCCCCGACTATAAAGTTATAACTGCAACTACGATGCTAGTTACTGTGCTGAATGAGCAGCACAAACAAATGGTGGGGACGCCAGCCCTTCCCACTGACATTCTACGCATGATGGAGGCGAATGAGCATGGATGGGAAGAAGCATGGGCAGCAGAACCCGAAACGAAAGACGACCAGTTTCATGTACGTGGAGTACCAAAACGAGGCGGGGAGGCTTATAACGAGGGGGTTCCAGCTGCCGATTGTCCTTACCCTGACGGAAGCCCCGAAGCGGACCAGTGGAATGACGAGTGGGACAAAGCCGCCGATGCGGAGGTAGGCGACCGAAAGGCCGACGGAATTGGGTCAGTCGTCACCAACCGATACCGCGCGAACTATGCCGAGGCGGGTCACCCTTCGCATTGTGGGGACGAGTTGGCTGTAATGCTCAACAGCATCTGCAATAACAAGGCGGGCACAAATCTCGAGCTATTCGAGGCGATCTGCGCGGCGAACGGGGTCAGCCTCGCCAAGTACAAGCGCGACACCAAGGGCTGGCAAGGACGCTTGCGGATGACAGGGCGAAACCTGCTAGCTAAGAAAGTACGCGAGAACAAGGGCAGCTTGACAATGCCGCAGAACATATGGCCCGGGTATTACCAACTCAGTCAAGAGTGGGTGGATCAAGCGACGGTGAAGTATAAACCAAAGCGGGGACAAGATGACACTTGAAGAAGAGCGCAAACTATATATTCACGATTCGGCTGGTATCAACAGGTATGCCGATGCCATAGTAAGTGTGTTGAAAGATGAAGGCGATGCTGCACCGGCTGCTTACATGGCAATTGATATTGTATTCAGGCGATTCATGCAATGGATTCATTCCTCACAGGAATTAGGGGTGGATCCTGAATTAGTGCGCGGCGCAACCATCAACTTAGCAAGCATCATGTTGCTTGAGCTTTCGAATCGGGTGCAAATTCACGTTGATGGAAAGACCCTAAACTCAGCCGAATGGGCGAAGGAAATACTAGACGAGCTTAAGGCTGAGTTACTGATGGATTTGGCTCAAGTAGAGGCAAAAAAGCGTGCCACCCGCCAGTAACCGCGCCCCAGCTGCCGCTACCGGCCATGTCACCGTGCCACGGCGTACCGTACGCCGTGCGGTGGCCGGGACCCCCAGCTACTGATATAGCTGGGCCATAGCACGCCCACGGCGTATAGCATGCCACAGGAGAACAACATGCAATTCGAAGTAGTGGAAAGAGTGTTCCCAGACCAACCAATGTGGGGTGCTCGTAGCGGGCCGATGACTTTCATCATTACACGGGATGATGGCAGATTTTCGGCTAGTGTCAAACTTGCCACGGCTGTCCCATTCGATCAAACCCGAGTAGACATAGGAGGCGGATACCAAGCATTCGCAACACTGGCAGAAGCACAAGACGCGTGTAGGGCGTTCGTCAAACAATGGAAACACAACTAACAGGAGTAGGGAATGCATAAGCTGGAAGACAAGTACGTCGACGAAATGAGTGCCGCCATCGTCGAACTGAACAAGGTGGGCGAGCAGATCGAAGTCAAGCGCGACGAAATGAGCGACAAGATGGCCGAGTTCAATCAGATCATGCAGAACTACAACAACATGTTGAAGAACGCGGATGCCGTTCGCGACAAAGTGATTGAAGCTATGCACAACTTCCTCGACAACCAGCCCACGGCTTGGGTCGACGGCGAGGCTGGCGCGAAATACCTCGCGTGGCGTGACAAGTGGCAAGAAATCGATCTATCCGAAGTGCCGTTGCTCGACGACCCCGAACTCATCGACTTGTTCCACGCTGCTGAATTGGAGGATTTGCCGTACGAGCCCGAGGACTGAATACCCTGAATATACTGAAACGATCTTGACAGGCAGGCCGCCGCGTGGTATGGTAATCTCTGCACTGCCCCTGTGCAACGGCTGCGGCGAGGATAAAGGTCGGCCGACCTCCTCGCCGCAGCCATCCCCGGGGCCAGGGGGAAAATGGAACTTATCAAGGGTGGCTATTCGTTCAGCACGACCGACGAGCGAATCGTAAATCAGCAACGTTCCATCACCACTCAAGTTAACAACAATTTTATTCAAGTAGGCGCTACCTTCTTGCAAGTGGCGGCTAAGAATCCATTCGACTCCGATTGGTTCAACAAGAAATTCCGAGACACTAACCTTCAAAGTTGGATCGACAATCCCGAATACAGGCAGTTGAACCTAGGCTTCAACCTCCAATTCGGTTGGCTTGATGTTGACATTGACTCCGAAGACCCGCGCTATAATCAGTGTGTATTCAAGGCCATGAATTTCCTTGGCGTCGACACACGATTCGCATTTGGGCGAATGTCACGCCAAGTCCCTTCCCACATCATGGTACAGCTAAACGATACGGACCTTGCTAATTATGATGAAATGAAGGCATTTGAGCCGAAGGGGTTTAAAATAGGCGATTATAGGTTTAAGTCTGAGCTTCGCTCGATGGGACCGGCTATTAACACATCAAATGCAATTAAGCAAGCACGTCAAACTGTGGCACCGGGCAGTATTTATGCCCACAAGACTGAGCCAGGTAAGTATGACATTTCGGTGTGGTATGATAAGGACAGTAAAGTAGCTACTTCGATAGGCGAAATAGCAGTTACTACCCCGCGCAGGACTTCGTTTGAAACATTAATAACTGGCATCGCATTCGGCACATTTCTGTATATAATTCAGCCTCATTGGGTTGAGGGCGGAAGACAAAGCTTAGCAATCAAAGTAGCTGGTTGGCTTGCTCGTTTGGTGCGCGAAAGTCATGGTATAAACGAGAATGACTCGGTATCGCGCGGCACTTACTGTCCGATCGGCAAACCAGAAACAGCCGAGGCGATGATCGAATTTGTGTGTGCGGAAACGGGCGACCCCGAAGCTAACATGAGAAAGCGCACATTCCGCGACGCACTGAGAAAGCTAGAAAACAATCCCGACGCTCGTATTCCAGGCTGGCCTGCTCTAGAAGCAGATATAGGAACCGAGCCGATGTACGCCCTCCGCGCTGTATTTATGCCGGGTGTGGACGTTTCACCTTTAACAAAGATGGCCGATTGCTACATATTCGACGATACCAACGATAGGTATGTTGATAGAGAGCGATTCATTACTATGCTGTCTTTCAATCACACCAAGGATGAATTGGAGCGCAGACACATCAATGACTTTATAGAGATAGCGGGTAAGATGAAACCTCTATTCAGAGTATTTGAAACATCGCCGCTACGAAGGCGAATTAGTGGTAGTAATCTATACCCAGACTTCCCACCGGGGTCTATCATTCGCGTAACACGCGGCGGTGATATAGTTCCAGATGATGAAGATGCTGAGCCTGGAACTGTCACTATGTTCAACACGTGGCGCGGCTGGCCAATCAAGCCGACTAAGAACTACAATCCAGCACTAGGGGCGAAATGCCGCGAAATGATGGAGCAGTTGTTTAAGTATTTGTGTAGAGACAATCCAGCACAGATTAATTGGCTTATGGAGTGGATCGCGTGGACCGTACAGCACCCGGGGCAGAAGCAGCAAGTGGCACCTGTATTCGTCGGAGGACAGGGTGTCGGCAAATCATTCTTTGGTAACACATTCCTGGAACAACTATTTCAAGACCAACACGGGTTGGCATCCCCCAAGATTTTAGAGGGTACATTCTCAGTTGAGCCATTCATCAATAAGATGTTTGTATTTATAGACGAAGCTAAATTTCATAGCGAATCTGCTACAGACGAAATTAAGAAGCTAATTCGCAACGAACGAATAGGAGGGGCAGAGAAGTTCCAATCCGCAAAGAGTTACCGAATTTTCTCGCGGGTTATATTCGCCTCAAATCGATTCGACATGAATCTCGGACAACAAAACATACAAGATCGCGCTTTATTTTATATCAAGACATACGATAAAGACTACCTTAAATTGGGCGAGGCTCAGTTTAAAGATTGGGCAGTTACTATCAAGCCATTCTTCGATGAGTTCAACGCGCTACTAATGCGGCGGGATGTTAAAGAACATTTCATGCACATTTTCAGCACAATAGAAGTAGACCGCCACACATTAGAAAATACTGCTTTATCAAGTAGCAACGACAAGGTTATCATTGAGTCAAATATGACATACCCAAGACGAGTGGCTAAGGCAATCATTGAAGAGGGCCGCATCTGGGAAGATTTGGATTTATCCGCCCCATTCACTCAATCCCAATTCAATGAGCGAGTATCTAATATTTGTGACTCGATGCGCATCAGATTTGTCCAACCAAGGGAAGTTATGAAAGAATTGGATGACGCTGGTCTTATTGAGCCATTCACCTCTGACAGGAGAATTATGTTCAGATTTAAGTACAAGATCGGTACCGTAACTGAGCAGTTTGGGTTGGCCATTGGTGTTAAAATGACCCCTTCGTTCGTATTCGACGCTGATGATTTCGGCGAGAACAAGTCAGAATTCATAGGGGCGAAGTCGTGGCGCGGTAATGCTAACCGAATGCGAGGAGGTATATAATATTCAAGCTACACTAAGGGGGGATTGACACCAAGTCCCAGGTGTGGTATGATCGGTCGCATCGGGTATGACCCCATAACAGGAGAGAGTAATGAGTAACGAACAGACTGCTGCGCCGACGGAGCCGAAAGTAACCAAGTCTATCGTTCCGTCCAAGTATTCCGGCCGCTACAAGAACGGCGGCGAGGATGCGCTCGCGCAATTCATCAAATCGCAGTGCACCGACAAGGAAGGGTTCAACTTCGACGACTTCTTCATGCTGTGCGAGAAAAACGGGCTGCCCCCCGAGAAGGTTGAGCACTACAAGGGGCAGGTTTCCGAGAGGCGGCACGGTGCCGAAGGACGCGCTCGCATGACCCTCCGGAACATGCTGGCGACCATCGTTCGCAAGGAAGGCAAGGCGATCGGCCTCGACGGTCAAGAGTACGAGGTCAGCCTCCCGAAGCCCGCTCTTACTGGCGCGGCGAAGGAAGCTGCCGAAGCGAAGGCCAACGCAGCCTAAAGCCCAGCCTGTTGAAGCTGTGTTGGTCGAGGCGTCGGAAAGCCCCCCAAGGTACTTCCGACGCCTCACCTTTATTTGGAAGATTTCGATGACCGAACTTGATAAAGCTATGGACGAAATAGTTGATTATATATTCGACGAGTTTGATGATTATATTTGCGTAACCCGGAACGAGTATAACGTAACCAATAAGCAATTACTTGCTATGAAGGCTCAAATTCGCATGGAAATAGCTAGAATTCTTTCTCGACACGGGGTATTAAAGCCATATTGACAGCGGTGCCGCCGTGTGGTATACTCAACATACTGCCCAATCCAGGGCAGGTGCAATGAGTAGCGAACATGAAGCAGGAAACTCTAATAGAGCTAGCGAATGTGTGCGCCCTCCTAACCAAGGTGGTTGGGGACGTCCGCGATCAGACCACGGAGGCGGTCGCGACAACTGATCACATCGTGGTGATCAAGCACTACGACGACCTCCGCAAGGCCAATGCCCTCATCAAAGAATCCCGCGAGGCTCTCAGCCAACTCGAAGAGCGGCTGTCCCGGGAATTCGTGCCGGACGTTATGCGGCACAACAAAGTCAAAAGCATCACCGTCGAGGGGGTCGGCCGCGTCAGCCTAAGCTCGCGCTGGTCGGCCTCTATGCTCGACAAGCAGATGGGGTTTGAATGGCTGCGAAGCAACGGCCACGGTGGCGTCATCCAAGAAACCGTGAATGCTCAAACCCTTGGCGCGCTAGCGAAGGAACTGAACAACGACGGAGTGGACCTTCCGGCTCCGACATTCAGCACAAGCATCATGACGTACACAAGCATCACAAAGGTGAAATAATGAACGACGTAGCAAAAACTAATGATCAACTGCCTGCTCACCTTGCTCAATATAACAAGGGCAGGATCGGCAACATCGACTCTTCGGATCGCGTCATCCCGAGGGTTAAGCTAATGCAGGCGATTTCGCCGGAACTCGTGGAATTCCCGGAAGCGAAAGCCGGGCAGTTCTGGCACACCATCGGCCAGCAGAATCTAGGCCCCGTCATTCGGGGCGTCCCGATTGTCATTGCTAAGTCCTACGTGTTGTGGGCACCGCGCAACGACGACAGGGGCATTCTGGCTCGAGCACGCGACGGCATTCATTGGGAACCGGCAGATGCCGAATTCACGGTGAAACCCAAGGGCGCACCGAACCCGATCACGTATCGGACCGCAAAGACCGTAGCCGAAAGCAAGCTGGATCAGTTCGGAACTTCGATCCCGGGCGATGCCAATTCGCCTCCGGCTGCGAGCCTAACCTACAACATGATGTGGTACTTCCCGGACTACCCTGAACTGTCACCATCGATCATCATCAACACGCGGTCCGCTGTGAAGCCCATGCAGAAACTGCTGTCAAGGATCGACTCCAAGTCCGTCGCGCACTATGTTCAGGCGTACGATATCGGCGTGGTGCAGCAAAAGGGTCCCGAGGGTCCCTACTTCAACTTCACTTACACGGGGGCGGGATTCGCCAGCGAAGATGTAGCGCCGATCACCTCCGCCTTCTATGAGCAATTCGCCAAGGGCGGTTGGGTTGCGAACGACGAGACGACCGAGGAAGAGCCCGCCGCACCAGCGGATCGGAACCCTCCCCGGCAATTCGACGAGGCTACAGCCGGTAAGTTCTGACATACGCCCCGGCTGTCAACTAGAGGGCGGGCTCTGAACACCCGGCCCGCCCTCATTTTGGAGTGTGAATGGAGCAAGGAATTGACCCGGGATTGGCGCTGCGCATCGTAAGCGACGATCACGAAGCCATAGCATTCGACACCGAAACCACCGGGATAACGGTGAAGGACAAGGTGTGCGGTTATGTGATCACCAACAATACTCATTCGCTGTACTGTCCTGTCCGACACGAAGCAGGGGGGAACATACCCGATGCTGGGCAATTCGAACTTTCTCTTAATGCGGCTTTCAGAGATCGAGGCCGCCATGGCTTCCGTACCGTGGGGCATAACCTTGGCTTTGATCTTCGCATTTGTCTTAGGCATGCTGTTAGCCTTAACGGACCACTAGAAGATACGATGATCAACGAGGCGATCATCAGCGACATAACACAAGGATACAGCCTCGAAGATTGCTGCGCGCGGCGAAAATTGACGCTCAAGAAGGGTAGCGAGGTCTACGCGGAACTAGCGCGACGATTCGGTGGATTGCCTGATCGCAAGCAAATGAAGAACTTTTGGAGGCTCGAAGGTGATCATCCAACCGTGGTCGAGTACGCAACCGGAGACGGAATCTCCACCCTCGAACTTTGGGCTGCCCAACAACCTATTCTGGATGGAAACGACCTACGCCGTGCATGGCGTTTGGAGTGTGAGTTGCTTCCGTACGTGGCTCGAATGCACCACCGGGGCCTTAAGATCGACCCCGATTACTCAGGAAGAGTTGTACAAGAAATAAACGAGGCCGTGGCCGAAAAGAGCAAGGTATTTGTGCCCGGGTTCAATGTTAGGTCGCCGAAAGCAGTGGAGCAACTGTACCGAGTGAACGGCTACCAGGATCAACAATTCGCCCGTACCGATAGTGGTGCTATTTCGTTCACCGAAAAGTGGCTGGCCACCAACGAAATTGGCGGCGCTATTCTCGGGGTCCGCAGACTGGAGAAAGCACGTGACAGCTTCATCACCCCCCTCATCGATACACATAATATTAACGGACGAGTTCACCCAATTCTTAACCAATCCAAATCTGACGACTATGGAGTTGCAGGTGTCAGGTTCTCATGCTCTGACCCTAACCTTCAAGCCTTCCCCAAGCGTAACATCGACGTTGGCCGTGTCGTACGACGACTTGTTGTGCCTGATCAAGGATTTGTTATTGAAGAAGCAGATGCTAAGCAACAAGAACCCCGCCTCTTCACACACTATTCAGGCGATCCTGCACTACTTGACGGATACCGAAACGGAACTATGGATATCCATGATAGAGCCTCCCAAATCCTCAGCTTAGATCGCGACACCGCTAAGAGGATGTCGATGGGGATGCTAACCATGATGTCTCCGCCCACCCTCGCAGGGCACATGCGTTGGTCACTGGAGCAAGCGCGCGATGCTCACCGAGCGTTTCTTACGGACGCGTTCCCTGATATTAAGAAATTTCAGGATACGGCAGTATCGGTATTCAAGAGGCGGGGCTATGTCAAAACTATCCTCGGTCGCAGGGCGTATTGCGACGATCCCCGGTTTGCGTACCGTGCAGTCTCAAGGATCATCCAGAATGTCGGCGGCGAACACATCAAACTCTGCATCCTCCGCGCGTGCCAATACGAAGATGCATACCCGGATGATCTACAAGTACTACTTACTATCCACGACAGCTTACTGTGGCAACGAAATCCAGCGCACGATCCGGGGCCTATCTTACGATCGATTGAGGGTGTTGCCCAGGAACTCGAACTTGCTGTTCCAATACCATTCGGCTTAGGTAGCGGCCCCACTTGGGCTCATGCCTCGTACGGCGATAAAATGGATACTTATGATGAATGACGAACTCAATCGCAAGCGGCTGGAATGGATGGCCCAAGCCAAGAACGGCGATATGTTCCCGCGAAATCTGTTCGGTGGCGACAATAATTGGGCGGCAGCAGTAAGTGAAGCCGCATTGTGGGCGCTAACCGAAATAGATAGATTGAAAATGCAATGAACGGAGGCAGCGATGCCAAAATTACTTGCAATAGCGACAGTGCTAGCAGTAAGTACCTGTACAGTTCGCGATGGGCCAGCTGTGGAAGAACCAGTATTGGAGGGATTGCGCCCACAGTTCGTGTGCCTAGTCTATACAAATTCTGGTGTTTGTGCTCGCAGCGAATGGCGTTGCAGCCGTCCATTGATGCTAACTCACGCCGACACAGGAAGACCGAGATGCATTATGCCGGGAAGCGAATAGAGTACACGGGGATGCCCTCCCTCGTGCACGACCCCACCTTGAGGGCGAAGGAAGCATGCATGCGCAAGTATGTAGCTGCAGCGTTGCTGGCGCTGATTGCACTACCAGCACAGGCCGATAATATCGACCTGTTCGCAGTAACAGGGAGCACCAGTGCACTTACGCTGGTACTTGCCCCACCCCCTGGAAATCAACCGCAGAACATTCAGTGCTTGATCTGCGGCACGAACCAGCCGGGGCAACAGGGGGACTTCGGCTACAACAACTACGCCCAAACTGGCAACGCGACCTCGTTCATCGAGTTCTCGTCGTCAACTGTTGGAGCCAAACTGGACCAGAACGTCATCGGGACCGGCTACAATCTGTCGTTCCTGCAGACGTACTTGCTGTCTCAGAATGCGTTGAACACCGCCGGTGCCTTCTCAATCGGTATCGACGTGAACACTGCGACTGGCGCAGGGCCGGAGGTTTTGGAAGCCTTCGTCATTCTGAACCTGACGCAGATGACCGTGATTGCCCAGTATTCGTTGTTCGATCCGGGTGGCACAGCTTTGCCAACCTTCAACAATGGTACTGGCTTCCCGGACTATCTGTTGACCAACATCCAGTTGGATCGCGGTGACATCGCAATTGGCGATCAGATCGTGTTCGCCGCGCGGTGGAGCAATGCTTCAGACGGTGCCGAGAGCTTCTTTCTTGTGCCGAATGTGGCAGCTGTCCCCGGCCCTGTCGTGGGCATGGGGCTGCCGGGTCTCATCGTCGCGATGGGCGGGCTCATTGCCCTCGCGCGTCGACGCCGCAACCACAACAGCGTTGTAGGCGCTGTCTGACAACAATGGGGAGGGCGACGAGCCCTCCCCGCCATCATCGCAAACAGTCAGGTGACAACCGCGACGGAACTAGACCGCCGCACAACCTCAAAGAGGATAACGCTAATGATCGACGATATGCACGGGATCTACACCCACGCCAGCGAAGCCTACAAGGCTGGCGAACGCGCGGGGCGGTGGGACTACTGGCGTTCACTCCGGGGCGTGCTTGGCTGGATCAGCGTCAAGTATGAGAAGGATCAGAGCGAACTCGGAACCCGAGGCTTCCATGTGGCGGAGGAGTGCATGGCCGCCGCCCGTGAGCTTCGCGAGAAGATCGATGCCGAGCGCCAAACCGTTTAGCGTTAAGACCGAGTGCGGTTAACAGTCAGGCAGGGATAAAGATGGCAGAGGAAACGTATTCAACAGAGGGGCCGGTCTGCCCTCACAACGGAGAGCGAAATGAAAACTCTGATCGCACTACTTCTCACGACGACAGTAGCCGTGGCACAACCACCATTGGATTTTATGTCCCCGATAATGCCAGAATTTCGGATGCCAACCACCATTCCGTGGACAGAGAATGGCAATGTTCTGGGCACGGCGACCACAACCGATGGCAGCGTTGTCTATCTGCGCGACAAGAAGGGCGTTCACATCGCCACTGTCGTAATTAGGAATGGCCATCGAATAATCCTCGATCCCAACGGCAAGCCGTTTGGTGCAAAAGAATGATTCGGTATGTCAAGAAATTCAAGCGCCCACCTCGGATAAAGGGTGCTTGCGGGTGCAGAGGGTGCCAAAACCCAGTTATGGCGCGCGGATGGTGTTACGAGCATCACCCCCGCTGCGACATTTGCGGTGAATTGTCCCATGCTCGAAATAAGTGCAATCGGCACTACCTCGAATGGTACACAACTGGCGACCGGAATTTGAAAGTTCCGAGAACGCAGAAGAGACATAAATCACAGCTGCCAACATGCACCGAAGAGGGGTGTGGCAGGAACACGATAGCGCGTAACATGTGTATGAAACACTACAAACAGTGGCAAAGAGAGGGGTTCAAATGCCTTACCGTCCCGGCGACCCAACGAGAGAGGTCGAAGCACGAATTGAAGTAACCACAGCAAAAGCATACCTCATAGAACCAACTATGGGGAGAGTAGCGCAGACTTGGTTGCCCAAGTCGCAAGTGGTCGGAATGACAGAAGCAGATGAGAATGGTTTACGGACATTCACCGTAACAGAGTGGTGGTATGATCGAGCGGAGTTGAGCGATGATTAAGTATAAACTGCAATGGAAAAACTATTCCTGCGCATTCGACACTTGGGAGGAAGCCGCCCAAGACGCTATAGCATTGAAGGTAGGCCGCTGGGTAAACAGCCACGAATTCGTGCTCGACTGGCCCGCAACTATAAAGGCTATACACGATGAATGAGGCCACAATCAAGCGCCGAATGGTTAAGTCTATTCAGGAAGCGATGGGCTACGCTCGCCGCATTGAGGATCAATTCGGTGTGGGAATAATGGACACCATTCTCATCCCGGTTGGCCTGCCCGTATTTTTCGCCGAGGTTAAGATCATTCGGGGTCCCACATTCGGCCCAACACCCAGACAGTTTGAGGAACTGCGAAGAGTGAAATTCGCAGCAACGCCGAATGACCACGCTATTCCCATCATGATTGGGTGGCGCGACAACACGTACTACTTCCACCCGCCAGCCGAAAATATCGACCCCCGGGACTGCTTTTCGGTGACGACGACCGAAATGTCCTTCAACGACCAACTGTGCCAATACTGGTACTCAACGAGGAAATGATGAAAAAGCCAGCACAAACAAGACCAGTGGATGTTGCCGAACCCACGGAGACTACCGCGCAGAGCACGCTGAGAGCGGCGCTGGAGCAAGTATCAACCAAGAACCGAGTTCACGGCGACACCGATCCATTATTTCGGATGATCGCCGAATTGTGGTCTATCTACGTATTCCACGCCAACACGGTCCGCCCAGAAATTACTGTGTCGCCGCACGATGTAGCGCAACTTATGGTTCTACTCAAGATCGCTCGATCCGTTTACGGCTATTCAGCCGACAACTATGTAGACGAAGGCGGGTACGCGGCATTGGCCAGCCAGTTTAGAACGAGGGAGCCCGAGTAATGGGACTCCGAAACGAGGGTTGACAGGGACTGCGGGATGTGGTATCATGAGACATGGGAGTGAGTGATGAGACTATTCGAACCTCTAGGCGTACACTGCTTGGTGGATGGCCAGTTCGGCTCCACCGGTAAGGGTGCCCTCGCCGCTTGGCTGGCGCTCCGCGCGTGCGAAGATGGCTACATAAATCATTTTAGCGGGTCGATCTACAGCGGAGGCCCCAACAGCGGGCACACTTGCTACTATGGCGACGAGAAGATCATCCTGAAACAGCTGCCAACATTCGGAGTGTATGCCGCCAAGCTTGGGTACCCGGTGCCGATATATCTTTCTGCCGGGGCAATTATCGATCGGGACTGCTTGAGAGTGGAAGCCTCCCTACACCCCCAAGTTCGCATCTTCGTTCACCCGAATGCTGCCATCGTAACCGACGAGGATAAGAAGGCGGAGGAATCTGGCTCTATAGCGGAAGTAGCGGGTACAAGGTCTGGTACGGGAGCAGCGCTCGCGCGGAAGATAATGCGGGAGCCCAAGGCCATCGCCGTCAATTCGCTTGGTCGGATAGCCGAAAATGTGGTGATACAAGAGCACCGGATAAAACCCGACCGGAATGCCTACTTCATGGAAGTGGCGCAGGGGTTCAGCTTGGGGATCAATTCACAATTCTATCCGAAAGTGACCAGCCGGGAATGTACTGTAATGCAAGGGATGGCGGATGCCCGCCTTCCTGCCCGGTCGCTCGCCAAGGTTTACATGGCTGTCAGAACCTACCCCATTCGGGTCGGCAATGTCGACGGTCATTCTAGCGGAGAGTGGTACGTAGATCAAGTGGAAACTAATTGGGAAGCTCTGGGCCTATCACCGGAGCGAACCACCGTAACAAATCGTGTGCGGAGGGTTGCCACGTTCTCACCCATGCAATTCTTCGAGGCAGTGCGCGCCAACGACCCCGATTGGGTGTTCATAAGCCACATGGACTATCTGGGGCAAGCAGCTGGCGACATGCTAGTCAAGGAGTTGAATAACTACTCCCATCAATTGGGCATAGGTTTTGGTATCATAGTTGGATGCGGACCCAAAGTCAGCGAAATAACCGTCATAAAGGACCATAGCAACTATGGCAACAACTATCGAAATGAAGGTACCTGATTCGATCGATAAGTTCAGCACGTATCTGTATGAGTTCTTCGACCTCATGCTGCATAAGCTGGACGTCAACAGCCACAAGGATACCCCGAGCAAGGAGTCCCTTGGGCGGATCATGGAACTTCTGCTAGACGAAGTGGTAGAGTTCGAAGACCAGCTAAAGGAGGATAAATTCGACCTCAATTCGCTGGTAGAACTGGCGGATCAGGCGAACTTTTCGTTCCTGGCCTTCGTTGCGCTGCGTAAAGATGGGGTGGGTGATGACGATCCGAAAGGTGACTCTAAACTTGGATGAAGAAGCCTGCAAGTGGTTGGAGGAAGTGTACGGGGAAACCTGGAAGCAGCGAATGGAGCAGCACATCCTCAATGAGGTTAGGCTGCGGAGCCGTGACGCTTTAAAGATGAGGGAAAAATGGGACTACTAGAAGTTCAAAAGAAGGGGCTGGAGGCCGGGATGGGGAAGCCCGGCTTCGCCTACTACATGGACATGGGCCTCGGCAAAACATTGCTGACGCTAACCGAATTCTTGGAATACGTGAAACAGGGCGAAGCTACCCGGATGGTGGTTATCTGCCCCAACAACTTCAAGACTGGCTGGGTTGATGAAATAGTAAAGTACAACCTGAACGTTCACCCGTTCGTTTTCAATTCCGGTGCCGATTATGAGAATAGCCAGTTCTTGAAGACTAAATACCAAAAGCCACCCGTGCTTATCGTGAACTACGAGGCAATACGTAAGAGTGGTGTAAAACATTTTGTGCGCGAGTTCACCACTGGTAGGAACTGTATGTTGGCGGTCGACGAGTCAGTACAAATCAAAGGGCACAATACCCTACAAACCAAAGCTGTGCTCGACCTTATCAGTATGTTTAAATATCGCCGCCTGC